AAGTTCCTCTTGGGATAAAAAAATCTCCGATTGGGCATACATTCCATTGCCAATTACGCTCATCTTCAAAATAAGCAATACCTAAGCCTTGTGATACAAAATAGTAGGAAAGGAGCTGCTGTTTAAAATAAAAGCTTGACCAATCTTTTGTCATCAATCTATGAAACTCTTCTGCAATAATAGAACCATATTCTTCGCGCTGGCTTTCGTCCCCATACGAAGTCTTAATATTTACAAGTCTATCTACAGAAGTTACTAAATCATTATATGAAGTTAAAGCTCTTTCTAAATCGGCCCCCGCTTCGCCAAAATTTAAATTTGCCCGATAACCTTGACCCAAACGTCGAAGTGCGACGGTATCGTATGGAGCGGCCCCGTCAAACATATCCATAATTCTAGCGCGGTCACGAGCAGAAGCTTCATCCGCTAGATACAAATTTTGATAAAGACTAAAAAGTCCGTTGTGGTCGCTAATGCGAGTTTTCGGAGCTTTTCCGCTTTCGCTTATTGTTAACAGGTCCGAATCTGGTACAGAATAAGTGTTGTATTTGGGTTCCACAAGTTCGACTAGTATGGGCGAGCACGCTAGCCCTGTCAATCAACTTTTAACTTTCTAGAGAGGACGACTCCGCAATTGCCTGGTCTAGCTTTCTTGTTTGTTCCGTCCAGCTGGCTCTTAATTTTCCTCCAACTAAAGACCCGGCATGAATACCCAACTTCTGCCTTGCTAAATCTAAACCTAAAAAGAAGGCATCGGCCAAATCGGGGGACCGGCCTAGTCTAAGTTTATAGTCTCTTTTGGGCTCAACTGTTACCTTTCCTCCCCCTGTAGTCGTATATTTTCTACCGGTCATCTCTTTAGCTAAATCGGGGACAACGCCTTTGAGCTGACCCGCTCGCATGTATTCCACCCCAGAAAACCATAATTCGGTCACGCGATTAGTATACTTATCTGATCCCTTGATGGGATTGGTAACACTTACTGGAAGATTGGAGGCTCGTTCTCCAAATTTGATTCGAAGGATCCTGGGGGACCATAGCTCCGCGAGAATATCGCAAAAGGGATCTCCGGCTCCAGTGGCGTCTATCGCTAATCGTTCTGGGGGAATCCCGGATTCGGAGCAAATACGCATAACTTCTCTGGCAATTTGGAAATTTCTAGGTTCTGGTTTGGTTACATCTTCACGTAAATAATGAAACTTTTGTAACGCTACGGCGGGGCCGGCTTCCTCGCTTTGTCCGTACTTTAGAATAGCCAGAACAGATCGATCTCCGCCATTCGTAAAGGCTGGGTCAAATCCAGCCAAATACATGGGTGAGGAGGACCATCTTGGTTCTTTTGTCACATCATATTTACGAAAATCAGCTTCTGAATAAATCCCCTCCTCCGCCCCAACAGGAGCTGGGAAGCTTCTAATAAATCGCCAAAATGAAAGGGAGTTTTCCCCTTCATTGTCGATCGCATACTTAACTTGCTTGGACGTCAGCAAAAAAGGCCATTTATCGTTATGCTCAATATTTGGAGTCTTGAGTCCGTCCAAATGAATACATTTGCCGCTTTTAGTTTCCCACTCATCGGCATCTACTGTAATCGAATTCCAACCATCTTTTGGTGTCGAGAAAACCCCAAACGGATCATATTGAGAATTAAAGTTACCTAGTGCAACACATTGGAATTGCGGATTGGCATTCAAATTATTAATTGCCTCGAATACCGAATTAGTAACATCGGTTGCTTCGTCAATAATCAAGAACACTCTTTTATTTTTTAGTCCAATAAGTTTTGCTGTTGCTTCCTTTTCTTTATCGGGACTCGAGGGTACTAGGGTAATAGAGGAACGGTCCGATGCTTCGCCGGATTCGGATGCATCTAAAACAATTTTCCCCATAGAGTCGACTAGCTTTCCGGGCAGTCCTGGGACTTGCATATATCGCTCACGAATAGAACCCCACAGACGTTTACGGGCTTCTCGAACGCTGGTCGTGGTGACAAGCACTAAAGTTTCGTGTGGGGCGCAAAGCCAATTTACTAAACCCCACATCGCCATAGTGGAAGTCTTAGCCGAAGACTTCGGACCAGAAATGGCTAAATAGTTTTCTTCGCACGCTCGCTCAATCATCCAGTCGGCCCAAGGATGCCAATGAAAACCATTCTTGTTTTTTGTTTTATGATAAGGCCAAAGGAGATTCACTACATTCTTAAAATGCTGGGCTTTGCCCAAACCTCCGTCTTCAGGCTTCAATCCCATTTTGAAAGCCAACAATTCAATGTCGAGGTCTCCGGCTCCATCTGGCCAGGACTTTCCATATTTTTCTATAGGCAAGGAACTACTCTGCATAATTACTTGACAGTTGTCAATTTGAGTTCACTCTATCCAGCACGATGAACACACCCTTAAAAAATGAACAGTTGTACAAAAGGCAAAGTCGGAGAACGTGAGTGGCGCGACGTCCTCAAAGCGAAGGGCTTCGAAGCGCGGCGCGGTCGCCAGTTCTCAGGCAGCCCGGAATCGCCAGATGTTGTCAGCAACCTCCCTTTTCACTTTGAAGTCAAGCGGGTTGAGGCACTCAACATTAATAAAGCAATGGAACAGGCCAAACGAGACAGTGGCAAGAGTGTGCCAGTGGTGGCCCATAGAAAAAACAAGTGCCCGTGGCTTGTTACGATGGCTGCGGAAGATTGGCTTGAACTAGTTCGTGAAAAGCACTCAGACGCTTGTTCAACTCCGCCCGTGGCAGGAGAAATCAAAAAGTATTATACTTCAGGCAATTCGGAACCACTCGATCGCGCTGGATTGCTCTGATACTGGAACGGGAAAAACTGTTACGGCTTGTGCTGTAGCGAAAGAGCTCGGCTTTGAATTTGCCGTAATAGCTCCTAAGATTGTACTCCCCGCTTGGAAAAGCTGGTGTAGCACTTTTGGGCTACAACCTAAATTTGTTTTAAACTATGAAAAGCTTCGAACTGGCAACACAGAATTTATAAATAAACTAGCTAGCAAACAGTGGGATTGGAAGCATAAGGGAAAAGATTTCCTTTATATATTTGACGAAGTCCATCGTTGTAAGAGTTACAAATCTCAGAATGGGGCAATGCTCGAGGCCGCAGCTGGATCGAACGTTCTCATGCTGTCTGCTACCGCCGCGGGAAGTCCTATGGATATGCGTTTTACTGGGCGACTTCTTGGGCTTCACAACGGGGTGGATTACTTTAGATGGCTCCACAAAAACGGTGTGGTCAAGGCTCCGTGGGGTGGCATGACATTCCGTGGCGGGAAGCGTGTGCTAACCGATATCCACTCCAAGATATTTCCAGCTAAAGGTGTTCGTATTCGGATCAGTGAACTTGGGGATGCGTTTCCGAGTAACCAGGTAAACGCCGAGGTGCTGGACATCTCTCCGAAGATTGGTGAGTTATACCAGAAAGTTGAAGAGGAAATTTTGGAATTAAAAGATCGGTCTCGTACTGACGCAGATCCAGAGAATCCTCTCACTAAGCGTTTGCGTATGAGGCAGGAAATTGAACTGCTTCGAGTTCCTGTGATTACGGAAATGGCGGAGGAGTTTATCGAGGAAGGCAAAAGCGTTGTGTGCTTTGTAAACTTTAGACAAACGCTTGACGCCATAGGAGAGAGAATGAAAAAGCACAAACCAGTTTATATTCTTGGCGATCAAACAACCGACCAAAGAGAATCGGCAATTGCTTCTTTCCAAGCAAACAAGTCGCACTTAATCATCTGCCAAATTGCGGCTGGGGGTGTGGGCGTAAGTCTTCATGATCTGCACGGAAGGCCAAGAGTTTCGCTAATTAGCCCGACGTACTCTGCTGTTGATCTTAAACAAGCTCTCGGTCGTATTCACCGCACGGGAGCTAAAACCCCCGCGCTACAATACATCCTATTCGCGGCTAACTCGGTTGAGGAGGAAGTAAGTAAATCAGTAAAAGCAAAGCTTCGTAATATTGATTTGTTGAACGACGGCGATTTGCTAACTCATAATTAGCGCTTGACGATTACGTTTTTGGGGTCACAATCCACGGCACGCTGATGGATACACAACACGCAAGATATAGCCCTAGTACTCTAAAGAGCCGGGAACTATGCCCAGGCTACGAACCTAAACGGGATGGGGAAGTTCACATAGTTACACAACGTGGAACAGCTATGCATTACGCTTGCGAAATGAGTGACTTTGAGAATTTGAATGCCGACGAAACCAAACTTGTAATGAAATGTTTAGATTACATCGAACGTTTGCGAGCGGAGTTAGCTACCGATGCTTGACCTCAAGGAAATCAAGCTGGAGGTTTTTGATCAGTGGGGTTTTGTTGATCGATTGATGATTCGTGGGGATAAGGCTCATCTTATTGATTACAAATTTGGATTTAATCCCGTTGACGATGCGGAACATAACGCTCAAATGTGGGCATATACTCTCGGTGTTTTTGATAAACACGATTATATCAAAGAAGTTACTGTACACATTTTACAACCTCGTCTAGATCTTATCTTCACTCACACATTTACCCGTGAGGGGGACTACGAGAGAATACACAAACGAATAAAAGGAATCATAAACAAATGCAAAAATCATACAGAAGCCGATTATACACCTGGGGATCAATGCGTTTATTGCCACAAGCTAGCAGACTGCCCAGCAGTCCACGGAGCCACAATGCAGATCGTTAAAGC